TGCTTCACGTCATCGAACGCAGTCTTGAGCCCGGTTAGCACGGCCCCCTGAAGATCGGCGGCTGCCGTCTTCAGGTCTTCGAGCTGATCTTCGGAGCCCGTCTGCGCCGCGAAGGTTTCGAGCACCGGCCCGATGCTATCGATAACCCCCTTGATCGCTTCGATGCCACCAAGAACGAGGTTGGCTTTTGACGCAATCGCGGTGATGCCGCCGGCAGTTGTGGCGACAGCGCGATCGAAAAGAGACAGGTTCTGGCCGCCGTCGGCGGCGAAGCGCGCGACAAGGTTTTTGGCGACGGTCAGCCCGGCTTCGAGTTTGTCCGTCGACGAGTCGATCACGACGCGCATGTCGGCTACGGACCCAAAGGCTTCAGGCACAGTGCTTCAATCCCTGCGTTTCGAGGAAGGCGTTGCGAGTCGCGAAGTAATGGTCGAGCTGATCGTCCGGAATCGATGGTTTGCGGCGGGCTTCATCCGCCTCCCTGGCGCGCCGCATCCGCGCCGCAAGCACTGCGGTGAGTTCGAAGAACGATACGCGGTATAGGTCGGCTGGATACCAACCGATCAGGTCGGCAAGGCCAATCAGGTATTCCCAGTCGATCAAACCGTCGGGACGAAAGGGCCGCGACGATCACCGCCTTTCGCGTCCGCCAGCCGCTGCGCCTCTCGCGCCAGATTATCGCTGCCGGCGATCAGCTGCGTCAGGAACGCAGCGAGTCGGCGGTGACTGAAGGTGCCAGAGCGAAATATCCAGTCATCGATGACGTCAGGGCCGGGCGCGTCCGGATCTGTGCGCAGCAGCGCATTGTAGACCTTGGCGAGTTCCGACGTCGTGACGTGGCCTCGATCGAGCCGCTCGGCAAACGGATAGAGCGGACCCGTGACGCTCTCGATACGCCGGGCGACGTCAAGCGTGCGTTCGAAAAAGAGCTGCCGTCCGGCGATCTCGATTTCGAAGGGATGGACGAGGTCCAACATCGGCTATCGACGCTGTCAACCCGGGTCCGGCGCCGGGAACGGCGTCGCCAAAGTCTGCTGCATCAAGTTCGACGTGAAGTCTTCGGTGTTGGTGTTTTGCCCGAGCGTGCGGGTAAAGCTCATCACCCGGGCCTTCATGTAATAGCCGGAACCATTGAGCCGAACGATCTTGATATTATAGATATTGTCGTCGCTCCTATCGAGCGCCGCCGCTTCCAGAGCCGCCTGCCCGGCCGCCAACCCACCGGTTCCAGAGTCGGTTTTCACCATGCCGCCAATCTGCAGCGAGCCGGCGTCGCCAAGCCCTTTCTCCGTCTGCTTCCACACATCTGCGAGCGCCGTAACATCGAGACTGGCATAGCTGACGCCGAAGCCGTTGCTCAGCGCCTTGGCGCCTTCGATTTCTTTATAGGTATCCGCCGACGCCGTCGCGGCGGTGGTACCGATGAGGATTTTCGTCCCCATCGTTGCGTGGTGCTGGGCGGCCATGTCGATGTTCTCCTAATGAACGACTGTGATGCGAAAAAGCGCTGTTCCGGTATAGGTGACGCCGTCCTGGTCGCGCGCCGTATCGGAGCGTTCGAGGACGCACAAAAGCGGATAACCGATGTTGAGATCGAGCACGGCTCGGTGCAGCGCGGCTTCGATCGCGCCAAGGATAAGAAGCACTTCCTCCTGGCCGCGGAATGTCGAATAAACCGCGAGAGACAACTGGATGTCGTCAATCAGTTCAGTGAGGTTGTCGACGGGCGTCTTGATGGCGCGCGCAAACTGCACATAGGGGTACGCCGCCCCGTCCGGAACGTGATCGTAGAGCGGCACTCCGGCGACGCCTTTCGACGGCGTCACGACGGCGGCGAGCACCGGCAGCAGAACGGCGTCGATCGCCGTCTGCACCGAAAACGCGGTACTGCTCATCAGCTATCGCGCTTGTCCGCCAGACCCGCCCCAGCCTTCGCGGCGTTGACGATGGTCTTGAATTCACGAGCACGCCGCAACCGCACCATCATGTTGGCGATGGCCGGGCGGAAGAATGGCTGCGCCGCGCGCGCCGGGACATTGCGCTTCATTTTCCTGAAGCGGCGGCGGCCGCGCTTGTCGACACCGGAGCTGCGCTCATCTCCGGCACGATAGCCCTTGGTTCCAAACTCAACCCAGAAAAGATAGTAAGCGGCATCCCTCATCGCCTTGGTGATGAATCCGAACGTCACCTGCTTGCCGCCCGTATCGCGGCTGCGTCCGACCTTTATGGCATCGGGAGACAGGATCGTTTCCCGCCCGCGCCCTGTGTGGACCGGTACGAGATCCGCCGCCTCCGTTTGAGCGGCCCTGGCTTCATCCTCAAGCCGATCGTCGATTTGCTGGCGCACCAGCAGTCCGAATGTATCGAGCTTGCGATGCAGTTCGTCGGTGCCGAGAACGCCGCTCATATATAATTGTCCCGGGCGTACTGGCTCAACGCATCGTCGATCCGATATTGTTCGTCGATCCCCAGATCATCGAGCTGGTCAGAAAGCCGCGACCAGGCTTCGAACGCTTGGTCGACATTTTGGACAGCGGGTCCGTATTGGGCCTGCGCCTCGGCGATCCGCTGCTGCGCTTCAGCAAGCGCATCCTTGGCCTCCGATAACTCGGTTTCGATATCGCTGAGTGCAGAATCGGCGGCGGCAAACCGGTCGACGGCCGCCATCTGCGCATCGAATAGCGGCTGCGCATCGGCGATGCCGGAACCGTCGGTCCGCACACTCCTATTCAGGTTCAGTTGAAACATCAGAGTGTCACTCCCGTTTCGGCGACGATCTCCGTCTCCGGCTTATTGGGCAGACGGCGCGGCCGCTCGCGAATGTTGTATGTGTCGCCGTTCCAGACGATGCGGTCGCTTGGGGTGACACCCATCTCGTCGATCGCCGCCGACAGACACGTGAAGCGGTATTTCGACGACGGTTTGACCCCGCCATCGCGGACCTGCTCGCCACCGCCAATCCATTCAGCTTTGGCCCAGGCCTCGCCGAGCGTCGTGATTGCCACCGTCATGCCGCCACCGGCGCGGCGCGTATCCGTTTCACGCGCGAACGAGATGAGTTCGGTGCGGTCGCCAGCGTCCATCAAATCCAGCCTGTCGTCTTGTGCGGCTCGATCAGAGCGTCGACCGCCATCGGCGTCAGCACGGCCGATCCTTCCATCACAGCCGATCGATGCGCGTAGAAATGCTGCACCAGAAGCAGCACGGCGTGGCGCAGATCGTCCGGCACTTCGCTCGCCGCAGCGCCATAGCCGCTCTCGTAGACGATGGAGACGCTCGGAAACCCTCGCGCAGCTTGAGGCCAGGGCTTTTTCGGGACGAGCCAATATTCGATGAGATTGGCCGCCAGAAAGTAGTCATCAGAACTCATCGGGGTCGCGTCACCCTGCATATCGTTGAAGGTGAGCGATGTAACGGAGATCACGGGCGGACGCGGCAATACGATCGGAGTGCCGCAGCGCGGAAATCCTTCTCGCTTATATGTGACAGTGCGCTTGACGAGATTGCGCCCAATCCGGTTCTCGACGTGCCGCGACGCCGCCGAGATCATCCGCTCAATCAAATCGTCCTCGTTGGCATGCAGGACGCGCAGCTGCGCCTTGGCTTCGGCAAGCGTGACGGGATCGCCGCCGCCGGAGATCGTGAAATGTTCCACGTCAGGCCTTCGTTACGCCGGGATTCCAGATGTTCAGCGCAATCTTTGACGTCGAGACGGCAATGCCAAGCACACCAACCTTGTCGCCGCTGTTGAGGTCGGCCACCGGACGTATGCCGCCGGCCGTATCCGATCCAAGATAGAGCGTGCCCACCGCAACAGTCGCGCCAATGGCGAGCGTGCCGCCCGTCGCAACGCATACGACTTGCCCTATAGCCGCGCCGTTGACGGCGACACCATACAGCACCGCCGCATCTCCCGCGCCATCGGCGTCATAAAGCCCGACCTTGTCGGTCACAGATGACAGGTAGGCCGACTCTCCGGCCTCGATCGCGGCCGACGCGACCTTTGGGACGATCTTCGCACCGGGGTCGGCGATGACGTTGGCGGGAGTGATTGTCAGATCGGCCATGATGCACCTTTTGGGCTAAGAACGCGTCGCAACTGTCAGGCGGGTTTGGTTTCGAGGATAATGGCGAGGCCTTCGTCGACGAGCTTCTGCGCCAGCGGCGCCGAGACGACACCGCCCTTGGCGATTTTGATCGCTTTGCCCTTGTCGTCTTTGCCTTCGTATTTGTCCTTCAGGCGTGCGCGGACGATGATCGTTTTCGGGCCGCCGTCTTTCGCTTCATGCTCCGGCGGCGTCCCGCCGTCAGGCGCGGAACCTTCTTGATTGTCGGGATCATCCATTTCCTCGGTGTCGGGATCTTCCGTTTCCTCGGTGTCGGCAGTCTGCTGCTGCCCCGATTGCTGTTGGGCAGCCTCGACAGCGATGCGCTCGCCGCATTTCAGTTCGAGCGCGATATCGGCAATGCGGCCGTCGACG